GACAATCCGATGAAGCAGGCATCTCGTGTAAAGCCAGAATGCGGTCCAGGGATGAATAAGGATCAGATGAAGGCTAACAAGCTTTTGCAGAAGGCACAGATGCAGCAAGATTCGCTTCGCGGCGTTTCTGGAATGTAAAGCGGTTTGACATGCAAGCATTAGATCCAGTTTCGGGCTTGATATTGCCTCGGCAGTTCATAGATGAGAAAGCTTCATTGAAAAAAGTTATAGATGATCTTGTCGATAATGCGGTCATGTCTAACCAGCATATACGGGAGAACTATTTTTTGAGTCTCCACGCAAAATTTATGGGTGAGGATTTCACGATATCCGAGCCAGTGATTAGTTTTAAGCTGCCTCCGTTTGTTTCTAACAGCTTTGTTTTTTGGGTGAGCAACACAAAGGGAATATGTGAACTTTTGTGGATTGTTCCTCCTAAAAAGGAAGGCGAGAAGCTCAAACCGCGGTTTAATACTCAAGGTGTAGCCTACCTGCAAGCAAAAGGCGCGATGCCCAAGTGAGAGGGTTAAACCACTTTTTAGGAGTACAGATGGCAGAAGATACGCAAGATGAGGAAGTAGTATCACCTCAAGAGATAGCGAATGACGTTGTGCAGGACATGGTAGCCGATCAGGAGCCTGAGGCGCAAGCGCATCATGTGGAACAGGAGGAGGAGAGGGTTCCTCTGAATAAGTACATCAAGGAGCGCAGGCGCAGGCAGGAGCTTGAGCAAGAGCTTGCTATGGCAAGGCAGAGGCCGCAGGAAGAAGATACGTCACAGTATGAGACTGTATCGAAGCGTGATCTTAGCATGACTCAGAACGAGATTATTCGGGTAGTTGAAGAGCGTCAATGGATAAAGAACAATCCTGAGAAGCACGACAGATTGACCCAAAATTTGGAAGACTTTTTAAAACAGAGGCCGCACTTAGCAGAGGCTATAAAGCACGCTCCGAACCGATGGGAGGAGGCATATACACTTATGGAAGCACTGACACCGAGGCAACAGATGACGACAGGATTAAGGAAAGAACAGCCGAGGAAGCAATCTCCGAATGCTCCTACTACTGTTCCGAAGGCTGCTGGCATCAATGAGGCGGTGGATGTGATGAACATGAGTGATGCTGAATTTTCGGCTTGGAGGGCTTCCAAGAAAAGAGCTAGGTGATCGGCTGCTTAAAGGAGACATAATATGTCAGTGACAACCACTAGCGGATACGGCTCCATGGCCGACCGATGGGCGCACAGGGCTTTGCTGCAAAGACCGAAGCCTAGATGCGTTCACAATCTTTTTGGCAGGGCTTTTACCCTTCCGCAGAAGAATACAGATACGATGGCGTTCAGGAGACAAGAGAATCTTAACTCTGATCCTGTTGTATTGCCTGAGGGAGCGGATCCAGCACCTGAGCAGATTCAGAAGTTTGATATCAACGTTACCATTCAGGAGTTTGGTAAGGTTGTACTTCTTTCGAGAAAAGTGCTTCTTGTTGTCGAGGATGATACAGCTTCGGAGACAGCCGATAACCTTTCGCAGTGCATGCACACTATGCTAGACAAGGTTACGAAAGACGTTTGGGCTGCTGCCGTACCTCAGATTTCTTCTCTTAACGGAAGCAATGGCAATGCGATAACGGAGCTGACACAGACAGATGTTAACAGGGCTATTCAGTATTTGGACGATAACGATACTGAGAAGATGACTCCGACTATCGAGGGTACTTCGCGCTTTGGTACAGGACCTGTAGAAGCAGGTTTTTGGGTTACAGCTCACGTAAACTTGAAGCCAGATATCAGGGCTTTGGATGCATTTACTCCGACTTCCCAGTACGGTTCGCAGGAACCTGTTCTCCAGGCGGAGTTTGGAGCAACCGATGAAGCAAGATGGGTAACATCAACACTTGTTAAGAAGACTGATGACAATCCTCCTGTTTACTACAACACTTTTGTTGGAGCAAATGCTTATGGATACGTCGGCCTTGACCAGGTATCTACTGAGATGATCTTGAAGCCTCTTGGATTCAATGATTATCTGAACAGGTTCCAGTCGATGGGCTTCACTGCATGGTTTAACGCTGCGATCTTAGATGATTCGCATATCGTTACCCTGCTTTCCACAAAAGCTTAAGGTGAGGGAGGTTCATCATGGCAGACTTAATGCTTGGGCAGACATGCACAGAGGCGTATAAATTCATCTCTGGAGGCGTTGCTCACCCTTTTACATTCAATTTTCAGCCTGACAAGGTTGTTTTCAACAACTTGACTAAGTGGACTGCAACCGCTGGCAATCCTCCAGTTTCCGTTTGGTTTAGGAATCAGACGACAGCAGACCATGCTTATCAGATGCAGGTAATTGACTCGGCAGCAGCTCAAAGCTTCAACTTCCTTGATACGGCAGCTAACGGTTTTACTGTAGCTGACACGGATGGAGGACAAGCAACGGCTCACGCTACTATCAGCGGCATTACCCAAGCGGATCCCTGCGTTATTACTCATAGTGCATACACATTTCAGACAAACCAGGTTGTGCGTTTGACTGATTTAGGAGCAACTGGTGTATCTGACCGTGGAATGGGACAGCTTAATAACAACAGATATCGAATCGTTGTTTTGACATCGACAACGTTCTCGTTGAAGGATGTTATTACAGGTGAGCCTATTGATTCGACAGCATTTACTGCTTACGTTTCTGGCGGCCGTATCTGTCTGGAATCGCATGTAATCAGTTTGAACAATCCGCAAGTAACGCCTTACAGCAATACTAATCCATACGATCCTAATCCATTTGCCTATGATCCTGTTCAGTACAAGCTGACAGCAGGAACGGCTGTGATGGGCTCAGATGGAGATGAATTCCTGATTGAGGTTTACAAATGGGGCCAGATCATTGACCTAGGCGACATTGGCTGATAATAATGCTTTGGACTCTTGGGGCAATTCAATTTGCCCCTTGATGTAAAACAGCTTTACAAAGGTTTACATGAGTGCAATCGGTCAGCTTCCGCATAGATCGGCGATTATAGGGATCACAAACGGTTATCCTTGCCAGGTGACGACAGAGGAGGATCATGGTTTCGAGACTTTTGACTTTGTTCGTCTTACTGATCTTAATGGTGCTATGCCGAATCCTCGTGGAGAAGATCCTTTAAACAACAAGAGGTATCGCATTGTGGTTACTGGTCTGACAACTTTCAACTTGCAAGACCCGATAACGCATAAGTACATAGATTCAACGAATTATCCCCCCTATGTTGAAGGGGGTTCATGCAATAAAGTAGAACCAAACTTCGTTTATTATGGCGAAGAGGAGGAAGATGATGGCGAAGAATAAAGAAAGTGTTATGGATGAGGCATTGAAGACAGCGGAAGAGCAGGTAAACATTGATGATATGCCTCTTGAGAGTTTAAGAGATTATCGAAAATACAATGAAGCGGCTCGCAAGCTGAACAAAAAGTTCAGGGAGTGCCGTTATCCGATCAAACAGTGCCCTGTTGAGCTGCATCCCAAGCAAAAAGTGGTGGTTCACAATAACCAGCAGCCGAATAACCCTGTGAAATGCTTTTTAAGCAATGAATTGATCCATTTCGACGAGATGCTTTATCCAGGTAAAGAGTATGAGCTTCCCGAGTGTGTAATTCACCACCTTGGAAACTTGGGCAATCCTGTTTGGAAGTGGAAAACATTGGCTGACGGATCTAAAGAGACGTTTTACGACCATAAGACTCCACGATTTTCAATTAGAACGGTATTTTCAGAATGACAAGAACGGTTCAAAACGTACTCGATATAATGAGGAGGGCGATAGGTCGGCGTAATGCCAACGATCCTAACTCTTCCCCTCAGATATTGACATCTTACATCAATGATTTTTACAGTTTGATAATGCGTAATGATGTCAAGCTGTTTGAAAATTACGGTACGCTATCATTTACCATTGATGAGTCTACAGACGATGGAGTCTATACATTCAACGATGTGGGAGCAACGTCAAGATTTTCCAATATCTCTATTGAGGCGTTCATATCGTTTCTTGATCCTGTAGATAATTCAACGTCTTGGAATAGTCTTCAAATCTATGAGAATCCAGGCGAGTTTTACTCTATTTGGGGTATCAACAATACTGAGATACTTGTCCGTGGCTATCCTACCATGATGCTGTACTATGGGACAGAGTTTGTTTTCAGGACTCTTCCTGAACAGCCTTACCTAATCAATATTTATGGATACAAGATACTTGAAGATTTCTCTGATGATGTCAATGAAGAGCTTCCACAAGACTATTGGCTTCGTTACATAGCATATGGAGCCGCTTTAAACTATGCGAGGGACTTTCGTTTTGAGGACTCGGACATAGCAAAGATACAAAGGACATTTCAAAGTGAACGTAAGCAGTTGCTTACTGGAATGCATAACACAGTAAAAGTTAACAGGGCTTTCCCAAGGTTTTGATATGAAAAAGAAGATAGCTAAGCGCGGCGATGACAAGTACATGGAAAAAGATGAAGTCCGTGATCGCAAGATGATGAAGAAAAAGGCTAAGGCAATGAAGACTGCTGGACTTGCCAAGGCTCTCCAGAAGTCTGAGAAAGAGATGGGATACGGAAAACTTGTTAAAGTAAAGCCAACAAAGAAGGTTTAGTATGCCTTGGAACAGTGAGTGGCCCTTAGGTTCAGCTTCTGTTAAAGCTAACAGAGTAACTGGTGATGAGAATACTAAGTATATTCAGACAACGATGGGCAACATGGTTGTTGGCACTAATGCAGTGGACACAACAGACCATTTTTGGGATGTAGATCCTGAGTTAGACGGTCATCATCGTTTTATAAGAAGCCCTGGCTTTACAGTGGGTGGCAATCCTGCTGATCCTTTAGTAGGAACTGCAATGGATCAGGTAATCTATGCCAAGTTAAAAGATGCATCGGAATCGACAGCTCAACAGGATGTGCAGCCTTTTGCCAGGAATGCTACTGGAATAGCTCAGCTCTTAGGTATCCGTGCTATGGCAGTTTTTGATAGCACTCCCACTTTGCAGTATGGTCATAATTGCGTTGTAACTAAAAATGGTACTGGCGACTTCACACTGACTTTTAGTTCTGCATTACCTTCAGCCAATTATTTGGTATATATTGGAGGTGTTAGAAATAATTCCACAGGAAATAACTCTGTTTATGGTTTTGTCAAAGCAGGAACTACAACACCTCCAGCTAGCAAAACAGCAAATTTAGTTAGAGTTCAATTTTTGACTCAGGTTTCTGTATTTAGCGTGAGTCTTCCTATAGCGGTTGATCCTCTTCAATCTTGGGTAGTGGTTTTTGGTGGTTGATGCCCTACGATGTATTTGAGATAACAGGTTATCGGACAGCAGTAGCTAAAGATGGAGTCAACTATCTTGAGCCTGCTGATTCGTTTCAAAACATCAAAGATGGCTATATCTATCGTCAGATTTTGCAATCTCGCAAGGGTTTCAAGCGTTTCTCTACTGGTCAGCTAGACGATGCAGAAAGAGTGATGGGTATTTTCACTTTTTTTCTTCGTGATTTTACTAAAGAAACGTTAGTCATCACAAAAGAGCATTTGTATAAATACGATGCTCCTTCCAATACGTTTGTTAAACAGATCACTGGCGGATCGTTAGGTGCTGGGCATACTTTTGGAATACTTGCCAATGAAAGCTATGTAAGCGGAACGACTTATCCTTTTACTTCTGGTTTTAACCCTCTTGGAGCTACTACAGACCGTTTTGTCTTCACTGGAAAGGGAATGAGTAAGGTTTATCAGTATGATGGAACTACGATTACAGATTATACAAATGTCGGAGATAATCCAAAATATGTACAACCTGCTGAAGGTGCATTAACCAGCGCAAAGCATGTTATTTTCTTTGGTGAAAGACTTAACTTTTTTGCTCCCTTGGTTAATGGCCAAGACGAGCCTCAGGGTATCCTTTACTCTGGCATCCGCAATGCTGGAGGTGGAGGAGACGATTATTCCAGTTCATCTTCTGGTCTTATTCGTTTAGACACTGGTGAATTCATTGCTGGAGCCTCTATCCTTGGCAACGTCATAGCTATCAATATGACTGAAAGTAGCTGGACTCTTGAAAAAACAAGAGATGCATTTAATCCTTACTATCCAAGAAAGGTTCCTTCTGTCATTGGAACTGGAGCAGATTTTTCCTTTGCTCAATGGAACAACGAAGTGCGTTCGATCGGTCAGACAGGAATTATTAGCACTGATGGCAGGCAACAGCTAAAAGTTGATAACAAGATACCTTATTTTACTCTTGATGATATAGATCAAGCTTATATGCAGTTAACTTATGGCGGCTTCGATCGAGTTACATCACAATTTCTTTTTTCGTATCTCACAGATAAGGAAGCTTTCGGGACAGATTCACAAAACATGGTCTTGGCAAACAACTATGAAGAAAGCTCCTGGTCAGTCTATGAGATGCGATTTTCCGTTTTTGGTCAGACAGATGCAGGTAACAATTTAACCTGGGATGATATTGATGAAACAGAAGATCCTTCGTGGGGCAGATGGGACACTACAGAAGATGAGTGGAACAAGATTGGTATAGGCCAATCTGTCTATAAAACTCTTGCTGGCGATAATGACGGTTTTGTTTATGAGCTTAATGCTGACTCTGACGACTACTTCGATACTATTAGTGCTATATCTCAAGCAGTGCAGGCAGTTGTAACTATTAACGGATCCGCTTTCAGACAAGGTGACTTAGTAGTTATCCAGGGTGTTGAAGGGATGACAGAGATCAACAACTTTGATCCTGAGACGAATTCGATGACTCAGCTTTATACAGTAGTTTCTGCTACCACTACAGAAGTTACTTTAAATGTTGACTCAAGATTTTTTACAGCCTATACCTCTGGCGGCACGATATCTAAGGTTATAAACTTTGAAGCTGAGACGATTCCATTCAATCCTTACCGAGATAAGGGTAGAATGTGTTATATCTCAGCAGTCGAGTTTCTATTAGACACTAATGGAGGAAGTCTCAGGGTTTCAGTCTATCAAGACGAGGATGAGACACCATTTATCCAAGATGTCCTAATAGAGACAGACACTGTAAACCAGAAACGTCAATGGGTTTCGATGACAGTGGACAATGAAGCTAACTTTATGACGTTTGTCATGAAGCAGCAAAGTCCTGCTGTTCAAGTCAGGCTCACTTCAATGCGTATTCACTGTAAACCTGGAGCGATGACGACAAGTTGAAAATAGAGCAAAAGGTTAGAAACTCCATTTTAGATTACAAAAAATCTGCTGATGAAGCTTTTGACCGTTTTTATTCTGACGGAATACTGGATTTAGAAAGAGCATCATATTTAATGCTTCGATGCAATCTAGCTGATGAAAAGTATTTAGAGATCACTTGTTTAGATCGGATACAGCATGCTTTAGATTATATGGAAGAGTTAAGACAGCAAGAGGAAGAAGAAAGAAAAATGAGAGAGGCTGATGGCACGGATAGCGGAACGATTTAACTTTGGCGATGCCAACAACATCAATATGGAAAAGCTTTTGGTTCTCCTTGAAGAGATGTACATGGACATAGCTGAGGCTTTGAACAAAAAACCTGAGATCTATGTCAGAGATACGGTTGGTCAAACTTCAGATACGTTTCTCAATATTGGTGATATCAACATTAGAGATAATGGGGCGGATCCCATCATAATTGAGATGCTTGTAGCTCATCCAACTCAAACAACAGTTACATGGAAGGAAATATAATATGGCAGCTCCAATAATTGCAGCAGGAGTAGGCGCAGCAGGTTCAGCACTTGGCGGCTGGATGGCTAACCAAGGCAATAAAGAGACAAAGGTACAAAAGAGACAGCGTAAAACTGTTGATGACCTCATTGCTTCATTATATGGACAAGGCCCCTATAGCCAGCTTTTCAACATGGATGAGGATGCTTTTCAAAAGTCTTATGTCGACCCTGCAATGGCATTATTTCAAAACCAGATAGCTCCGCAGATTCAGCAGCAGTACATTAATTCAGGGCTTCAACGTGGTTCAGGCATGGAAGCGCAATTAACAAGGGCTGGTGTTGACCTAGAGCAGATGCTTAACCAGCAGTATTACCAGATGCAGCAAGATGCGATGAATCGTCAAATGTCGGCATTGCAAAACATTCTCGGTATGGGTCCAGGTGCTCCAGCGCAGCAAAGCGGGGGACAAGCGGCAGCTCAAGGGGCAGCAGGATTTTTCTCTTCTCCAGCATTTGGACAGGCAGCTCAAGCTTTTGGCGACTGGGCAGCGACACCATCGAATAATAATAATTCTGGTTATCAAAACCAACAGCAGCCTCAAACAGGCGGTTACACTCGTAAAGGCTACGCTAATGACAATTCATTTTGGAGTTAAATATGGGAACGCCTAGTCCTTTTGAAGTCGGTTATGCTGTAGGAACCAATATTGGAAAAGGTTTCCAGGCTTACCAGGATAAGTCAGCTCTTGACCAGATTCTTGAGAAAGCAAATCAGTCTGGCGACCCAAATACTATCAACGATGCTATGCAGCAGATTTTGACAAAGGTTTCTCCTGAAAAGCAGCCGATGGCCATACAGATTTTGCAGGAAATCGAAGCGGCCAAAGCTGCGGAGACGATGACGCGCAAGCTCGGAAAGACGCTTGAGATTCTGTGGGATTATTTCACCGAGGAACAGCGGACCAATTTCAAGAGCCAGATGAAGGCGCTTGTGCGTCGGGCCAAGATCAATGGCGTCGGCTATGTGAAGCTCGGCTATCAGCGCATCATGGGCAAGAACCCTGAGATCACGG